AATGGGTTACCAATAGATGGTATTCCAGCTACAGCCTCTTCTAATAATTCTTTTAAATCTTCTGATTTGCTCATTTTATTTTCTTTTAAGTCTCCGTAGCCGGAGGATTTGTGTTTTCCAGTGGGTTCACCTTGTTGTTTTGATTCTTCGTAACCTAATCCATCTACTTTAAAAGCAGCATTTTTAGTGTAAAAAATAGGATCTTTTTCTAAGTTTTTAGCAACTACTTCTTTAGCTTCATCCATAGTTAATTTAGGATCTTTTTCCATTTCAACCCTTAAACCATTAAGGTATTGATCGAAAATTTGATTATTTAAATTTTTAGGATCTTTATAATCATACCCTGCAGTTTCTGCCTGGTTTACTTTTTTAGTAGTCTTTTTTTCATCTGCTTTTACTTCTTCATTAACATACTTGTCAAATGTAGTAAAAGGATTTAAACCAGATGAAGGCATTAAAGGGAAAATATTCTCGCTAATTACACTGCGTTGTTTTAATAGTTTAGCAGTTTGATTATAAGTAGCAGCATTAGGGACAATATTAGGAAACAAACGTTTTGCTTCTTTTAAAAAAACACTTTTGTGTCCTTTTCCTTCTTTAATTAAATTATATTGTTCTTGAAGTGTCTTCATATTGATAAATATTAGTCTTTATACAAATCTACATAATCAAATCCCTTAGATTTTTTCCTAAGTTCTTTTTGATTAACAGGTTTATAACCTATTGATGTATATTGTGAGATATTAGCAGGAGAACCTTTTTTTCGATATGCATACTTTGTTAAGTAACCACCTGCTGCCCCAGATGTACTAATTTCTTTAACTTGGGATCTTACCATAGAATATTGATCTGGGTAATTGTTTCTAAAAAATGTCCTAAAGTCGTTAGCGGTTTTGGCTACTTGTTTTGCTTGAGATTGGTATGCAGTATCACTTTTTAAATCTTTTGTAATACTTAAATCTTTAGCAATTTCTTTAGCATTATCTAAGGTACTAAATAATTCAATAAAACTAGGAAGCTTAATAACTTTATTAGTTATACCCCCACCTTCACCTCTTTCTTCAGGTTTATCAGCCTTAAAATAAGTATCTAAATTATCCGAAAAAAAATCATCGTTGCTAACAGGACCATATCTATCCTCAATTCTTTTAAGGAATGCAGGGTTTAGATCTTTAGGTTTGATGATTTTAGCCATTATTTATTTTAGATAATTCTTCAGTTAATTCATAATATTGAAGAAGATTAATTAAATCATCATTATTAATTTTAGAACCTTTATCTATTTCTTGGAGTAAATTAATGACTTCTGTTAATTTTATTTTAGTAACTTCGTCCTTTGTCTTTTGAGAAAAACTTTTAAGAGATATTTTTAGCTCATTAATTTTAGCATTATATATTTCTTTTAAACGTGGAGTGTTATCAATAGAATTAATAAATTCTTTTAATACTTCTTTTTGTCCAGCATTTAAATTAGCATATTTACCATTAAATTTTTCAAGCATTACCTTATAAGTAAGTACTCTTAAATCTTTATCATACTTAGAAAATTCTTCAACTAAATCTTGTTTAACCTTTTTTTCACTAATAGGTTTTTCTGTCAATTGTTCTAATATAGTTATTTTATTAGAAATAATTTCATCTGTTTCTGAAAGTTTATCTGAGTTGTATATTTCTATTAGCTTGTAGAAAGCAGCATACCCCTTATAGTTAGGCACTTGATGTTTAAAAAACTCTTCTAAATTATAATGTTTGCGTATTTCATTAATTAGGTTATACTTTTCTCTTCTTAAAGTACTTCTATTTAATTTACGAGATGCTTCTAATATAGTATTTAAAGTAATATCGGCCCTACCTTCACTTAAGTTTTTATTTTTAAATAAAGATTCATATAATTTATATTCTTTTCCTAATTCAGTTTTAGCAAATGATTTTTTTAAAATATTTAATGAAGGAGATTCACTATTCCCAAGAGTATCAGCCGTAATTTGCCTTACTAGCAATTCAAATAAAAGACCTGTATTTTTATACTTAGAATGTTTGATTTTCATCGATAGGCTTTTTTATAAATATATAAGGATTTTTATTCCTTTAAGTTACCTTCATCTAATAATGACTCATCTTGTTCAAATACCAATTGTTTGCGATTAACTGGGATTTTTTTAAGCATTTCTTTGTTTTGGAGGTATGTTGTCTTAGCTTCTAATGCTAAAGGAGACCCACCTTTATATGAAGGTTTAATTGAATCAGAATCGTTTTTATCAATATCCTTCATTCTCTTAACACCTAATCTGTCTTTACCAAAATTACCATCTTGTGTGTTAATGTTAGAAACTTTTTCTTCAGGACGTCCTAAATCTTTTTCGTCATAGCCTGCGGGCACATTGTCAGGATCATCATAATACCTGCCCTTACCATAAAGTGAAGCTAAATCATGTGGGGTGCCATATGATTGTCCTGTTTCTAAAGGATCGTTACCTTCTGCTTCTATTTGGCTTAATCTGAATTCACGTTTAGCATCTTCTCTAGATAAATCTCTAAATTCATTATATTCATCTTCACTCATATGGAATAAATGATCATATATGTAATCTGAGGGGAATAATTTGGTTTCCATCATTTGTTGAGCCAAATCCATTTTTTCCTTCATTAATGCAACTCTTTCCTGGTCGTATATTATTGAAGGGGTAGTTAAGCTAAGTTCAAAATTAACTAAATCATCACCATCATACCCCTTAGTATAAAGATGGACAACTGCTATTTTATACAATTCTGAGAGTATAATTCTTTGGATGCGTTCAATAGTACGTGCAAATCTAATATCTTCAGCTGCTAATGTAGCTTTACCTTCTACATTTTCATCATATCCAAGAAAAGCTTTTGGAATTTTTAAAGCAGCAAATAACTTATCTCTTAGATATTCAACATCTTGAATGCCATCATAAGTTAAACCTTGTAAAGTATCTATTTTTGTAGCTTCTCCTGTGGCTCCTCTTATAGGAAGATAAAAATCTTCTAAGAGATTTTGCATATTATACTTTAGGTTATACTCTCCTGTCTGTTGGTCAACATAAGGGGTACGTTTCATTGTAGATATAGTTTTTTGCATAAAGTTTTCAACTTCAGCAGGTGGAATGTTTCCTATATCTATATAAAATATTCTTTTTTCAGGTGCTCTAACAATTCTATGTACTAACATAGCATCTTCCATCAAAGTATATTGCTTAAATAATTTACGGGCAGGCTCTATATAACTTCTACCATATGGGAGGTAATTTACATCTGATAAAAGGCGAAAATGGGCAATTTCGTAATTATCAAAGTATATAGCTCTTCCTCCTTTACTTGATGAAGATGATGATGACATTCCCCCAAAGTAACCCCCATATTCACCTCCTCCACTTAACCCATCAGGATCAAATTTAAATTTAACTTCTACATTATGGTTATTAGTTTCACTAATTTTTTCTTCTCTAATAATGTTATAAGCGGTATAAGGTATTACATTATATACGCCAAAATTTTCTGCAATTTCAAGTTTTAAGAAAAAATCACCATGTTTACACATTTGGCGGATCCACATCCATAAATTAAATTCTATATTTAAAACATCATAAAATAAATTATAAAGAATTTTTTGGAGATTTTCATCGGAAGATTTAATCTGAAGAACTTCACCCATAGCATTTTTAAGAGTGGACTCATCAGCTAATATATCAAGAGCAGAAGCAATAATAGCATCTGTATCCATAGCTTCATAATCTGAGTATAATTGGGTTCTTAGTACTTGATAATTTAACGCAGGATTATAAACCGGCATTTGGTTAGTAGTATACAATCTATTGTATCTATCTACCATTGAGTTAGTTTCAACCTGTCCCGTTTGTTGGTAGTGACTAAAATCTAATGTTTTTAATTTACTACCCCCTATATTACGAATTAAAACATCCGTAGAAAATAACCTTTTTAATCTTGTAAATACTGTTGTATCAGCCATAGTATATTAATATATGAATAAATATTATAAAAGCCAACTAAAATTTTCTTTCCCCCCTGCTCCATTATCCATGGTATAGGGATTATCCATTCCTGTGGAAAAATAGGCTCCTTTATAAGGAGTTTGACCTTTTGAGATAGATCCTAAAGCAGCTTTTGTAATATCTACTCCATGTTGTTTATATTTAAGTGCAGTATCTCGTACATATAGACCAATACCGAAACTCATTACTAAATCATCATTATAACCTTGTTGAGCCTCTGCTCTACCATACTTCCAAATAAACGTTTTCATCTCTTCTAATAAACGTTTAGATTGGATTGTAGCACCCTTATCAGCAACATATTCTTGAAATTTACCTATCACCATAGGACGTGTTCTTGATGACATAGTAAACCCAGCAGTCATATTTGAAGTTCTGCCTGATGCTCTTAAATAAGAATCTACGTCTATTGTTTCTGATTTGGGGGAGTAATATAAATTTTGGTAATTTTTGTCTATAATAGTTTGAATAGTACTCCATCCTATATTAGCATTTTCTACTACTAACATGGCATTATTATATTCAGTCGCAATCGCAGTCAATATATTACCAAAATCTTTAGTTGATACTTGTCCCTTATATTCCCCTACCTGTACCGCACTTTCAACATCAAAGATATGAAATGCCGAATAATCTTTACCATCTCCTCTAGCTACGTCAGCAGATATCATATATGAACGGCTATAATCTGCGGGTTGCCATATCCATAAGTTTTGATCTACACCACGTCTTTCAAGGGGTTCTTTAATAGTAGTTTTTTCAATAAATTCAAGGTATTCGGGGTAAAATACTATATCTCCCGAAGTACTAAAATCACAATCACACTCTTGAGCTGCCATTCTAGGATCTCCTAATAGTTCGTCTTGTCTATCTCTCCAAGATTGGTCTCGTTCGGGGTGTACATCCCAAGGTAATTTAATGGGTAAAAACTCATTTTCATTAGCTTCGGCTTTAGTCCAAGTTTGATGAAACCAATTACCCGTACCATAAGGAGTAGAAAGTGCTACACATCCCCCACCTGTAGCAAGGGTTTGTTGGGCTGAGGCCCATATTTCACCAATATTTTCAATGAATGCCGCCTCATCAATTAACAAAAGGGATACTGCTTCTGATCTACCAGCATCACTAGATGCTGAGGTGGCTTTGATTTGGGAACCATTTTCTAATCGGAGTGTTAATTTATTATTTTCTTCAAAATCTACTTTAAGCCAAGAAGGTAAATTCTCATACATGAATTTAACCTTTGTAACCATATTTTTAGCGGTTTCTTGTTTAGTAGCAATACAAAGAATATTTTTGTCTTTGTGGAAAATCATTAACCATAAAGAGTATCCCGCAGTTAATGTAGATATACCTAACTGGCGGGATTTGAGTATAATTGAGTAAGGATTATCTTGAAATAATTTAAGTACTTTTTCTTGAAAAGGGTATAAATGAAAGTTGATTCTACCCCTTTGAGGATGTTGAATCATACAATATTTTTTCATAAAGTGTATAGGATCTTGAGCACACTTTACGTATTCTTGTCTTATTATTTGTTTTAAATCACTCAATTTTTACTTAATAAAATAGGTGTTAAAATGCTCGCTAAAGTAGTTAAAATAGTTATATTTCGAGTACTTTTAAGTGATTTAATTTTTTGATCTTTATTATCTAAATCTAGATTAAGATTAATATTTTGGTTATAACATTCTTTATTTAACAAAATTAATGAATCTGTAGATGTTTGGTATGTTTTTAACAAAAGTGAATCTTGTTCTATAATATTGTATAGGTCATTGATTTCTGCCTTTAAAGAATCTCTTTCTTGCTGGCAAAAATCATAGGCCGTAAGATCAGCAACCACTGACCTAGCTTGTTCTGTTGGAAGACAAACTAAGTTAGTTGGGGTATCGTTTTGCGAAAAAGTCGGTAAGCTCATTATGAGACATACTATCAATATCAGATAATTTTTTAACATATTTTCTTTTGATTTGGTTTAGCTGTTTACTTCTAGTATCAATAGTGATATTAAGACTATCTATAGCTATTTCTGCAGAAGCTAAGTTATGTTCTAAATTTTCTTGGATTTGGGTTACTTTACCTAATTCATCTTCATATTTTGCTTTTTCTTCTTCTAAAAGTTGATTAAACCTAAGTTCAGCATCTATTACAGCTTGAGTGGTAAAGTCATTTGTTATGTACCAAGTTAATCCTATCCCAATAACTAATCCTGTAATTATTCCTAATCCAATGGATATTACATTATTTTTCATGGTTATAAATATTAAGGGTATATAACTTTCATTATTTGTCCAATACGTTCCTCAGTAGTACCTTTAAGTTTGTAAGGACAATAAAGATCACTAGCCTCATAAGCCCTAGGATGATGTTTTAAAAGCAACTTTTGAATAGTTTCATCTATTTCATTTCTATAATCAGAATTAGTTTCTCTAACCCCATTATCTTCTATATCTATCCCTTTAGGTGAAATATAAAATATATGATCATATTGCTTAATAAAACGTGAAGCATACTTTTCAAATGAATCACCATCCATTATACTTATTTTTTTAGCACATTTAGTAAATGCCATTACATCTAAAATAGTTCTATCTGTAATAATTTGGGGGTGCATAAGTTCACTTACGCGTTCTGCTAAAAATATAGTTTGACCTTCAATAGTAGTTTCATGGTTTAAAGGAATACCTAGTGAACTTAAATATGCACTACGTTCAGTTGCAAATTTATAATCTTTAAATTCAGGTACATCTTTAAGAGCATTTACTAATGTAGTTTTCCCTACACTCATTGTCCCTGTAAATCCAATTTTCATTATCCTCCTTGTCTTGCCGATTCACGCATTGCAGGATTCTTGTACCAAGGTAATCCTGTTCGATCTCGTTTTTTTTCTTTCCATTCTTCTTCAGTATGATATATACCATAAAGATAATATTCTCTTAGGCGTTTTACACCCTGAGGTATGAGAGCTGGTCCTTCCCAATTGTGAAGTTTACCATCCCAATGATATAAAATAGTCCCCTCAGGTGTTGTTGTTTTTTTAGGCTCAGGCCATTCGTTTTTCTTCCCCATTATTGATATTTTAATATATTTTCTGCTACTAAGGTACCTTGTGCCCCCGATACTGTGATGCCTCTTGCGCTTAAAGCGTCACCCACAAAATGGATATTAGGGTAGGTAGTTAAACTTAAATCTTGATAACTTACAAGTGGTTCCGGTGAAAGATATTTAACTTCAGGAATATACATACCCCAATCATCACCTAAAGTTGGAAATACTTTTTTCATATCCTCAATAAAATCTTCAATATATTGAAAATACCCTTTAAAATGTTCGCGAACTTTATTTAATTGTTCATCATCAATATAATGAGCTTTTACCCAGTCACCTTCAGATGTTTTAGTTTTTAAACGATTAATTAATCCTGGTTCCTTCCAGGGTGAGTAATATAAACCTGCTTTGTATTTGCTTTGAAAGCGTCCTTGTGCTCTTTTACCATTAGCACCTTCACCAGGTACAATATCTACTTTTTGTACTTTAGAAACTAATTCACGGGACCACTCAAAAGGTTTATCAATACCCTTAACTTCCATCAAAATGCCAAAATTAGTCATATCATTACGATATGCTTCGTCTTTTTTGGCATGACCATTGTAGCTATAATCACCATATGTTTCTTCAAGTGCTACATATGCCGCATTGTTATTAGTACAAAATGAACGGAGTGATACACCCTCATCCTCAAACTTACGATATAATTTAAAATCATAACTTACATCAATAAGTTTTTGAAAGTGTTTTTGTGGTGCTTCAAATCGCACACCAATTTGTACTGGTTTCGGCTCGGTGGGTAATTCATATTGTTCAGCTAGTTGCTTACCAAAGTCAATACCTGATTTTCCTACTCCAAAAATTAATCTATCATAAAAGTATCTACGATCTGCAGTAACATAATCTCCTTCAAAGTCAACTTTTGTTACTTTAGTATTCCATACAAATTTAACACCTTTACCACAAAGGTAATCGTACCAATTTTTACCAATTTCGTGTAGATAATCTGTACCAACGTGCCATACTGGAAATAAGCGTAGCCCAAAATAGGGTTTAATAAAATCTGGTTCTGCTACTGGGTTTGAGCATTGTACTTCTTCTGGGTTGGGGTGAAAACGCTTAAAATTGTTAATCACTTGATCCATTAACTCCATTGCTTTTTCATCACCCGTATATTTAGTCAAATGACCACCTATTGAAGTGTGATATGTAAGTTTACCATCACTCCAACCCCCAGCACCCATAAAACCTGTCATTACTTCTTCAGGTTTACGATTGTAGGGATCATTACCCATATCAATAATAGTAATACGACTCCCATCATACCCATTATCAACTAATTTAGTTGCAGCATTTACACCTGCTACACCGGCTCCAATTATTACTATTTTTTCCATTATTGTATTGAAATTATGTAAATATACGAACAAAAAGATGTGGCCCCAAATTAATGAGGCCACATCTCTCGAATTTTTTTTTATAATCGACTAGGATATGAATCTAGCCTATATGTTTTTTACTTCTTATCTTCGGCTACTGAGGCTTTGCGATATTCAGTTACTAATTTTTTAATTTCACCTAAAGCTTTACGAGCTCTACCATGTGCTGCTTTAGATTTACCATCATGTTCTGATTTAAATGTTTCATATAAATCTTCGATTTGTTCAAATAACTCTTGAGTATTCATTTTTTTATAATTTTTATTGTTAAATTTCCACTACCTTTTATTACGCGATGTAAATATCCACAAGGGATGTCAAAACTACTATTTTCTTTAAGTTCAAATGGAATTTCTTCATCAAATTGAAACTTCCATCCATTACTTTCTATAACTTCTATTGTTCTATCTTCTTGATCTTCATGCCAAATTAATGACATTGGATCTACGTCTTCTGTAAATGTTCTTATATTATTTTTATCAATGTAAGGATCCATTACCAATAAGTGTTCATTTTATTTCCTAAACCAAGTGCAGGGGCATATCTTGGGAGGTTGCAACTCCAGTATCCTGCTTTAGTTCTGTCTTTTTTGTTCTTGCAGTTGTGGCGAGCTGCAAATGCTGCTCTTGCTTTAGGGTTTCTGATTTTGGCTCTTAATCCTCCAGATCCAAATGAAACTTTTTTAACCTTTTTAGTTTTAGGATCCCTTACATAAACATAATATGCTTTTGAACCACCACGTTTTGGTTTTCCAATAGGTGGATCCTTTTTTTCTTTTTTCTTTTTCTTTTTAGCTTCGTCTAATTCTTCTTCATTTACAGCAGGTAAATCAAGTGGGACTTTTTTATCTTCATAAATCCCAAATTTACCAATATCAGTATTTTCAATAAGGAATTTACTATTTTCATCTAGGCTAATAGTACCCCACTCATTTAACATACGAGCTTCAGCAAATAATTGTAAATATTTTTTAGATCCTATTCTAAATACATTCTCCTGCAATGAAATGTCATTATCGATGTGATATCGTAGACCTTCGCTTATAGGCGCTTTAGTCTCCAATAATGCAAGTTTAGGTGTTGAATCACAACCGCCACACCCACATGAACATGATTTTTTAGGGGCTTTATATCCTTTTAGTGCTTCGTGTATAAATTGGTGTAACATATTAGAAAAGTATTTTGGTTTTTAGAATTATTTCAGAAGACTTAACTTCTACTCCATTTATAATTTTATCATCGGGGAGGGATTTAATACTATCTTCTGTTATTTTATAGTAGGTGCCTTTACCATCAGCAGACACATTAAGTATATACCCAACAGGTTTATCTAAATTAGGTTTTTTAGATAATTTAGTCCAAAGAGCTTTTCTTAACAAGGCAGTAACTGCTTGTTCTGCTGTGGCATCTTGTGGAAGACCTAAGTTACTATATAATACTTTAATTTTACTTAAAAATGGTTGGGTTGCAGTTAAATTTTTTAATTCATCTGCTGAAAGTAGTCCAGAGATTACTTTAAATCCTGCTAGCAAGTCTGATCCTTTAAAGTTACCTGTGTTAGCTCTGATTTCATCCTTTGAAAAGAGGGATAAAACGCCTAATACTTGGTTTAGTAACCCAACACTACTTTTATCACCAGCAAATTTACCTAATGTGATAGCAGAAGAATCGTAAGATTTAATTTCAACCCCCAATCCTCCTATCAGTAAGTCAGGATCTTGACCACCTCTACCATCAGAAGTTTCTATAGGAGATTTATTGTGTTGGTAAACCCAATATGTAGAAATTTCTCCTTTACCAGCACCCGCTGTGGGTGTTTTACCATCTTTTTTTAATGGTAAAGAAGGAAATAATTGTTCCCAAACTTCTAAATCTTTGCCTTTAAGAGCAAAATTCTTTCCAACCTCAACTTTTGTTTGACATTGGGGGATGGTATCGATACCTAAAACTTGTTTAATTCTAGCATCATATTCTTGAGTAACTTCTAATAAAGGTATACCCATTTCTTTTAATATTCCTTCTAACATAAGCATATCCTGAGCGTCATTAATGTCAGGATACCCTTTAGGAAATTTATATGAAACTTTACGTAAAAATTGTTCTATTATATTCATTATAAATCATCTACAGTTGCTGGTACTCCATCATCATTTATAGTATCATCTACTGATAATTCTTCTGTACCTCCTATGCCTCCCCCAAGAGTATCTTCTAATTCTTCATTTTCTGTATTAGCGGATTTACCAGTATTAGCATAATTATATCTTAAAAGACGGGCAATAGCATCTGATGCTTGTTGTTCTTCAGGTAAAGATTCTAACCAATATTTTTTACCTGAGACTTGAGCTATAAATAGTCCTTTATCATCATCTTTACCTTCGTAAACTAAATAAAAATCAGCCCCATTTACAAGCATAACCCTAAAAGTTGTAGGGCGTGGAGAAACCCATTCTATATCTTTTACAAAAGGTTCATATTGAAAATCAAATAAATCATCCATTATGGATTTTAAGGGAGGAAATTGATCTAGTACTGGGAAGGGGCTAATTTCAATATCCTCAGGTGGGGTCATTGGGTTAGCTTTTTCAGCATATACCTTTTTGGCAAGGGTTTTTATTTTTGCTATAAATTCAGACTTTTGCATTATCTTCTTAATTTTTCAATAGCCTTATCAATACGATTTAATTGGGCCCCATATCTATCTGCAATTGGTCCTCCTTCTGGTTCTGCTTCCTGCTCCATATCCCTCATTAATTGGGCTTTTTCTTTTTCTAAAAATTTAATTTTAGAAGCATTTTTAATTGCTTTATAATTAGGATTAATAGATTTTTTAGGTTTAGATTTAGGAGCATTAGCTTCTTTTTCACGCTTCATTTTATCTGCTCTTTGCTTAACTAAAATAGGATCATTAATATCCATTGCTTCCTTAAACAAGATTTTATGACCCTCTATTTCTATTTCCTTATCTTTATGTAATTTTTCCATATCCGATTTAGATAGGGTTAATGTAGATCCTGGGGCTTCATTTAATTTTCCTTGTTCAGCATTTTTAGTATTTGCATACTCTACAGCATCTTTTTCAGTGCCAAATTTACCTACAAGAACACCTTTTTCACCAGTTTGATCAAATGGTTCACCTTCCCAAACATCAAACCAACCACTACCACCATAAACTGCTACATACTTAGCATTTGGGTTTCCTTTAAGGTGGTGTTCACTAGTTGTAGCTTTTTCGATAGCTGCTCCTCTTTTTTCTTCATAAGAAGAAAGTTTACCATCTTTATTTAAATCAGCTTTTTTGGGGTTTTTTAATTCCTCTTTTACCTTATTAACAGGTTCTGTTTTTCCGGTATAAAAATTGTACCCTGGTTCAAGTTCATCTTGGGTTGTTCTACGAGCAGTGCGGGGTGTTACTCCTCTATTTTTCATTGCCTGTTGTGCTAAAGCCATTAAGATGCTTTCTTCTAAATCAAAAGCCTTTTTAAACTCACCCATGTGTTTTTCTTTTTTATTTATTTCACCCTTAGTAAGCTTTCGTTCATTTTTGGGTGTTTGAGGTTTACCATGTTTAGCCAAATTAGTAGATAGGGCATACGCTAATGATGTCCTTTCTTTTTTAGACATCTTTTCTAATTTGGTTTTCTTTTTAGCCATTATACCTCTTCGTCTCCTATACCAGCGTCTTTTTCTACCTTTTTAAATTCAGTTTTCTTAGCAAATTTAGCAGAATTAAGGATTTGGTTAGCTAATTCCCTTTCGTCTACATCTTTAGCTTGTCTGGCTAATTTAATTAGAGTATCACCTATATCATCTAATGTTAAAGCTTTATCTACTACAGGTTCATCAATGGTAGCTTCAATTTCTTCTTCTCCATCAAGATCTTCTAATCCAACATTTTCTTCCTCTTCTTGTTCTGCAATTTCAGCTAAAATTTCATTACGAAGATATTTTTTAAATTCAGTTACTTTTATGTTAGCATTGGGAACTTCTTTAGCTACTTCAGCAGCTTTTTCAGCACTATCTACTTCTATGCTAGCTTCATTCATTTTTAGAATTTCAGTCTTTAAATATTCTTTAAATTCAGATCTTTTCATTTTATTATTTTTTAGATTTAGCGGCTTTTTTACCCCATGTTTTACCCTTACCTTTATCTTTACATTTTGATGGTGTGGGTTTACATGCAGGGTACTTAGCACGTTTTTCACCTTTTTTTCTACCACAAGTTTTATACCCCCCTTTACCATCAGGAGCATTACAATCAACCCATCCTCCTTCTTTACCTTTAGCTCCTGAGCGTTTAAACCATTTGTTAAGGCTTTCTTTTTCTAAAAGGATATCAACAATTTCTTGTATTGTTATTTGTTCTTCTTTTAAACCTTTCCAAATATTACCTTTACGGCATCTAACAACAGCTCCACTTTTATATGCAGATGCTTTTTTAAATTTGCGATCTGCTATGCGAAGACATCTATCACGTTTTTTCTTTTTTTCAGAAAGAACAGATTTAATTGTTTCTTTAACAACATGTTTATCTAGGAGATGTCCTAAATCTACTTGAAACAATGTTTTATCATCTACTTCAATTTTTTTTTCTTGGAGAGCCATGTTGCCGATAAATATGTAAAATTATTTAACCTTTAAGTTTTCAAGAAATTCTAATCCTTCTTGAAGTTCTTGTTCTACTTGTTCTTTACTTTTACCTCCCCTCCAATTTTCTACATCTCCTGCTTCAGTAACAAAATTATTATTAGATTCTTTTATTTTATCTTTTACAAAAGATTTATAACTATCTATTGTTGATTGAATGTGATTATTACGTAACTCTTTAAAATATTCTTCAGAAGTACCTTGTCTTACTAATTCAGCTTCATAATCTATAATACAATCAAAACATTTCTGGTAAGCAGGGTATACTTTTTTATCTAATTCCTTCTTCATTAAAATATTACATTCAGGGCAAAACAAGGGCATTTTACCCATTTTTTTAAATTTGTCCATTTTGGTAATATTTTGTTTTATACCATTTTTGATGGTCCACTTTCTACCATTTTCTTCCCAAACTTCACCTTCTTCGTGATGTTCGTGTTTTTTAGTATAACCTATTCCTTCAGTTGTACGTGCTCCTGTATCTCCTGTAACTAGGTTACGGGCACGTTGTACATCTTTTTTAGAGAATTCTTTTTTTAAAACATTATCATTCATCTTTTAAAGCCTTTTATTTGTTTTCTAGAGACTGCATCTGCCATAGTCTTAAGCAATGTTAATCTTTTATTAATTAACCCTTGCATCAATTCGAGAGTTTCAATATCATACTCATCGTTTACAGCATCTATAAATTCTTGTGTTGTCATATTATTGGTTTTTTATTGAGTCTTCCCAGTTTCTAAATAATATATTACCATTTTCATATGCCTCACGTTCAATTTTATCTAATGCATCATCTTCATTAGTATTAGTAGTTTGACTATGGTCTAATTTATTATTTAAGTTTTGGTGGTGGTGAATTAATTCGTGGGCGTATGAACGTAATATATCTTTGGGGTGTCTTCCCATTGTATATAAAGCTACTATTTGTTGATTAGGGTCATAATATGCTGTTTTTCCAAAAATATTTTGTGAGTTTTCAGCATCATTATCTATAAATTTAACTTTAGGATAGGGTTTTAAATTTAAACCATTACTGCCCATAAATTGGGTTAATGAAATAATGTGAGGAGCTAATTCTTCCTTTAAAGGTTTATACCCAGAACCATAAGGAGATGACTTTTGATCATGGTTAGGGGCAATATTTTCATTTGCCTTTTGTTTTTTTAAACGTTGAGTTTTAGCTTTAGAAGCCTCTTTACGTTTAGTAATATAATCTAAAGCAGTTTTTAAACGTTTTTTAACTTCAGGTTTTTTAGCTCTACCATATGCCGCTCTAGTTCTTTGATGGATTAAATTAATAACCTGTGATTGGCGGGCATGTGATTTATTTTTGAATGAAGTTTTATTTAAAGTATCAACTATATCTTGTTTAGTAGAAAATTTAATACCTACTGTATCTTTAGGATCTTCATCAGTGTATAATCTACGTCCTGATCCTTTTGGTTTTTTGCCCGTACCTTTTTTGGGGTCTGCTTCATCTAATTGAACAGCAGGTAAATTCTTTTTAGCATAATCTGTGTAAATCTTTTTAACTTTAGCCTCTTCATCAGGGGTTAATTCTTCTATCCTTTCATCTAAAAAATCTTGTAAAGCTTTAGTAAATGTAATTTTTTTAGTTTTTGCTTTTTTATATAATCCTTGAACAAAAGCAGGGATTTCATAATCTAGAGTAAGATAATCAAATAAAGGTAAATCATCTTGGTTTGTTCCATCAGATTTAACTCCTTTATCAAATCGCCCTTGTGCCGTATGTTCTAGCTCATGTCTTATAGCATCTTTAAGCTCTGGGATTAATTCGTTATATGCTTTAGGGAATGAATCTGGGTTGTAGTTGACTTGGATTGCTATTCCATCTTCATCACCTGCAGCATTTACTATAAAAGGAATAGGGCCTAATTCACTAAAAGGAGTGGGGTAAAAATATGTTTCTAAGTCATAAGTATCATCACGTAATTCACCAGCATCTTCAAATTTATCCTCATATTTTTTACCAAAAGTATCCTTAAAAACATTTACTACCATACGAGATATCATAGTAACTTCAGCATCATATCTACCTTCTTCAAGTGGTAAAATAGGTGTTTGGGATAAAAAGTTTTTCTTACGCATAATAGTTTTAGCTATAGCTTTATTTGCTATTTTCATAAAAGGAATATTAATATTAGTTTCCTTATCTTTAGCTACTACTTCTTTATATTTTTTTAGGAATTCAATAAATTCATCCTTTTTATCTGCTAACTTTTCAAAAAAATCTTCTAATTCATGAGGTTCTATATCAGGATAATTTCTAGGATCATTTAATCTATCAAAAAAATGTTGACCTGATAAATCTATATCTACATCAGGTTGCATTTTATCATCTGCAAAATCCTCTATAAATTCTACTTCTGTTTCATCAAATTCGGGTTTGAATGAAATACGTTCTTCAACCACGTCTGTAAGTATATCCCAAATTTTATCTACTTCAGGGATATCTGGGAGGAATTGTAGGAATGTTTCTTTATCTTTAGCTAATAATGCTTTTCGAGCTTTAGTTCCACTTACTGCACCTTTAGATACTATTTCTTTAACTTTAATATTAGGGTGATTACCTTTACGAAGTGATGCTGTGCGAATTGCTATGTCTTTAAAATCTTCCTCATTTCCCTCTCGAGCACCCACAAAATAATAAATTTCTTTATCGGGATTTTTCCTAGCATAAGAGTATATAGCCCCAATAGGAGGTTTATTATCAGGAGAGGCCATTACCTTTACTTTATTTGGAAGATGTTTCTTATATATGTTCCAAATAGCAATTGAATCAGATTGAGTAACCGTATCTCGTGTACCACTACCTACTAATATAATTAAAGCATCCATTTCAGGATTTTCTTGTAAAGCACGTTTTACTACCTCTAAATGGCCTGACGTAGGTGGTTTAAAACCCCCACCAAACATTCCAACTATTTTTTTCTTGGATTGTTTATCTTCACTTATAATACCTTCAATTAAGGCTTCAACTAGACTATTCATGCTAAAAAGGATTTTAATTTAGATTGTGCTTCTTCAGCCGATACAGAAGTATTTATAATATCTTTTACTCCTTTATCACTTAATAATGCTTTTATTTCTTCAGCATCTTTAGCTTTCCGAGCATCTGATCTAGCTTGCTCTTTAGGGGTTTTGGGTTTAGTACCTTTAGGATCAAAAGGTGTAAGATATTTAGTTACTATATCTTCTAAATCAGTTAACTTTTCATCCCCTAAAGTATTAGCAACAGATACAAAATTGTTACCAAATAATTGTTTATAAGGAGCATGATTTTGAGTTACACTTTTCCATGTTCTCATTACTATAGCAGGGGCTAAACTTCTATCTTCACCTCCTGATTTTTCGAATCTATCTTGGTTCTGTTTTAGGGAACGTTCTAAATCAGTATAAACATAAAGCATAAATACCTCATATCCTGCTCCTTCTAATTCATCCTTTAGTTTAGATGTTTCTTTTAATGATGCACCTGTACCATCCAGTATAAATGATTCTTTTCCTCCTATAGTAGTTGCTAAATTACCCTTAAATTCTTTGTTAGCCGCGGCCATTGCTTTAGCTTGGTTACTTCTTTCTTCAGGGGAAGCATTTTTTAAATCTAAAGTTATATTAGCTTTTTTTAACATAGGGACATAAATGTCATCTACGTTTAATACTTTTAAACTTCCCAAGTCTAAACCTCTTAAAATATATCCTTTACCAGCACCAGGAGCACCCGCTAATATGATAGCTTTAGGTTTACCTTGTATTTCTTTTAAAATATCATATAGTTTCATAAAGAGTATTTGTTATAAATATTACAAATCTCTTTTAGCTGTGGTGCGAAATTCGGTGAATGCTGGTTTGTGGTTTGGGTTTTCTATATCAAATAGAGTTCTTACAGCTCCATATATGTTTAAATTTTCTTCTTGTGTGCGTTTTGACTCATACATTTCCCATCCCTTACCTTGCATTATACCTTTTTTAGGACCTCTCTTTGAAGATTTTAACCATAATACACCTGTCCTATTAACTTTCTTTCCAAAACATTCTTCAAAGCATTGAGAATAGATGGCAGTTTGTAAGTCATATGTAGTTTGGAGGTGGTTGGATGTTTTAAAATCTATAACCCATAACTCACCATTAATTTCACAAACCATATCACAAGTACCTGCTACTTTTAGTTTATCTGAAAATAAATGAACCTCAGCTTCAATTAATGTAGGTTTATACTCTTCCCAAAAATCAACAAAACGTAAAAACATTTGCCAAACAAGTGGGGGGTACATAGGAATACCATATTCTAAAAATTTTAATTCTTTACCATTAAGATAATCCTCAATCATTTCATGTACTTGAGTACCCTCTTCACTTGCTTTTTTAACAATATATTCAGATGAATAACCTACTTTTTTAAGCCAATCCTCAAAAAATTTACCTTTAGGATAATGACTTAATACGTAAGTTACAGAAGGATAATATTCACCATTCCGTTGATAATATCTTCCATCTGGGAGGGTTATTTGTTTATGGTCGTCAGATATTTCTAAAATTCTACCATAATGTTTTTTTAATTTACTCATAGAGCTAATTTTTTACTCAAAAGTCCTGATAAGGTTAATGGAGTTGACTCTTGGATTAATTTTGTAAATTGTCCAAACCCTAATTCACTAGGATCTTTATCGTCCATTTCTAATAAATG